GAAAGATATACATCATATGCGTAGGCATTATCAGCATAATAATCCGCAGATGATGAATCATTTATGATCGACTGAATACTAGAACTCAAGTTGTTAACAAACAACGTACTTGAGCTGTACTCACTTTGGTACAACGAACAAGAGCTACATGCAAGTGATGATGTAGTATTGATTGTTGACAAATAATTAGCAATACTACCCGATGTATTTTGGTATGTAGGTACTGCAATCGATCTCAATAGATTATTAGCAACATCCGCATTTTGTCGGGATATATTCGAATCGACCAAGACGGACGCCAAACTCGAAGACAAAATACTGTTAAAGCTCGAAGTCAAATTAGAATTTAGACTTGAAGAATACTGTTGATCAAATGTAGGAATTGAAATTTCTCTAGTATAAAACGGAGTTTGAATACTTGAGGTGGGATTGATAAACGAAGATGGAACATTATAATGCCATGTTCCTCCACCATTACGGAAAGCTGTAGATTTGTTTGACGCGTTGGTCAAATAATCAGACAGTTGAGTGGTCGGATCGTAAGGATACCACACATCGCCTCCATTTTCATCACGATAGTTCCAACTCACACCCAAGTCTGTTCCATCATCGGCATATCTTCCGTTGCCCATCGCCCAACTTTGACTGATAGGATAAGCGTAGATCGTATAATCAAACGGCAATTCTGATTGACGTAAAACTTTCAATGAAAGCGTAAATGTTGGATCTGTGATTTCACCTTTGCTGATTGAACTTGAAATTGAAGTTGTATCAAACTTAATCATTGATCTAGTCAACACCTGTGACGAACTCAATGTGAAATGTGGGTCGTAATACTGGTAACTTCCAGACATAGATCCCAAAAAAGTTCCCGATACGCCATTCAAACTTCCAGAAAAATTGTATGATAAACCCGTCATACTTCCTGATATTTGCCCTGAAACTCGGGATCCAGAAATACTTCCCGAAAGATGTACAACACTTCCGCTTGAATTAGGATTCGCCACTACGAGTTGATTTGTATAAGACGCACCGTTAATCGTAGCAGAGTAAACATATCCGTTTAAACTTCCTGTAAAATTACCCGTAAAATCAGATGTGACAAAATTTGAACCGCTTATTTGGGTAGGATTAATAGCTCCAACCACGCTTCCGCTGACAACGGTAACATCTGATGTAGGATCAGATACAATGACGTTTATTGTACTTCCTGAAAAGTAAGCATTACACTTACCGTAAAAATTTACAGTGTTCTCTATGAACGCATTAGATGAACTAACGCTGCTAGTCTGATAATGAGTTATCGACTGAACGGTGTTCGTCTGTGAAGCGACCGTCAATATTTCATCAATACCAAAGTTCTTGTTCTCCAAGGTATTTAGATTGGTAATATACGTGTCTTTAGATGGAAATAGAAAATGGTGCATATTATACTGCTGTTGCTTTGATGTCCGTTTCTGGGTTTTTCAATTCAAATACACATGGATCTAGTGAAGGATAAACAATCTTGTTCACCGTGGCAGCATCAATGTTGTATTCAATTGGAGAATAAGATCCATCTTTGCTTGTCAAATTAGTTAACTTGAGTGAAGCAACTGATTGAACTCCCTCCACCTTGGCAATTTCTAACTCCAACTGACTCAGATTGATTGGTTGAGAGAATCCCCAAATGTCAATATTGAAAAATGATTTAACTGCATTTACGCAATTTACCAACACTTCTTTTTTGTTGAAATTGTTGTATGTGACGATTTTGAAGTCAACTCCAATGTTTACCACATATCCGTCGATCAAATTGATTCCATCAGTCATCATACGATATTGATTCAAATACTGTCTGATGTTGTGGAACAGAGCAGGATTAGGTTTTACCAAGTTTTTGTTTTCGTCGTATGACAACAAAAACACATTGATTGAAAATGGATTTTTCAAATTTCCACTGATATTGCGATTTGATAACACTTCGCCTTCTTGCGTCAGTGATCCATTTACAATAGAATTTGCATTGAGATTGTTATCGGAACTTACCGTTGCCTTAGCAATCGACCCAAACTTAGCGGGCATTGCGTACACGCGTGAGATGTAATCGTCCGCTGTTACAACACGATTTTGTGCAGCGAAGAATGATGTGGCATTCTGTTTGATTTCATCAATTGACTCAGGTCCATCTCCACCTACTGCCGGTACGTTATTTTCCACCGCAAGCGAGTTCTTTACCACCTGGAAGAGGTTTTGTTCAGGAGTTGTAAGAAGAGTAAGATCGTTCTCAAACTCAACGCCTACGATACTCTTGATGTCACCGGTCTGACTGTTCGATTCCACTCCTCCACCGACAAGATAACGGACGGTAAACTGAGTTCCTTTCTTTGGATATATACCAAACGCATCCGAATTGATGATATTGGTTGGATCGAGAGATACATTAAGGGTTCTAAGGTTGCTAAGACTAACACCTAGTATTTCAGCCGAGGGTACTATAATTTCATCGTTAACGCCTTCATTGCCCGGACCGAACTCAAGATATGTTAGATCATCTGAGTTTATATTGGATGTAAACTTTCGTTGTGTTCTAAGCAACTTCAAAATGTTTGGCACTGAAGATTGATACTGAATATAACGATCATCATTCAACGAAGAATTTTCGTATGATGTGATAACCACATCTTGTGCTAGATAATCAACCTCATACCATTTTACGTTGTCTTGATCTCTAATATCCAATATATCCAAAACATTGTTCTCATCCAAATACAGTTTGTAAAAGGATTGATTCTCATTGACTGTGAAAATCTTTTGAACTATTTTACCTGATATACCGTTTACTGTTTTCTTTAAAAGAAAAAATTGAGGAATTCCATAGTCATCTCTTGAACTCACAGATACTTCTCTCGGAGAGTCGGAACTATCCAACGAAAAATCAATCAAATCCGTGGTTACGAAATATACTCCGGCGCTATTGACCAACTGCATACCTTCTTTGATACGAAGACAATATTTGTTGTCAGGAACATACGATCCGATGGAATTTTTTACAGAGGGAACTACTTGATAAACATCGAAATTTGTAAGTGACGGCCTCGAAACTTTTGGTTTGTATCCCAAAAACTTTGAAAGAGCGAGGACGTTCTTTTTTTCCTCTGTATACGGAAACATACTTTCCTTAAACTGTTGATCCAAGTAAAATGACAGAACATCACCGACATATGATGCCATTTCAATAAAGATCGTGCCAGGAGATGAGTCGGAAAAATCCTGATAGTTCTTTGGAAAATATGACTTGGTATAATCAATTAGATTTTTCTTGAACTGAGAAAAATCTCTGTTCAAATACGAAACATCCTTGTTAGTCAAGGGTTTGAACGTTTTCTGTATAGTTGATGCCATAGTTAGTTGTTTTCCAGAAACATCTCAATCGACGTAGTATCGTTATTAACGGAAATTGTAAGATTGATGTATAGTCTATAAATATCTACATCTTCTTTTTTTAGGACTTTAATGTCGATATTGTCAATGTGGGCAATTGGAACCCAATAGTTTATATCCTGAGTCAACGATTGTTTGATTCTTTGAGGAAGAGTAGCGTCGTTTTGATCAAATACAAATTTGTTAAGAGAATGACCAAACGTGGGCTGCATACGACGTTCGCCCTTTCTTGTATTCAACAAATTGACAATGTTAGTCTTTGTCTGTTCCAACGTATATATGGTTTGAGCAAAAAAACCACCCTCTCCATTTTTAATAGGCAAAGTTAACCCGATTGGATATAGGGTAGCCATATTACATCATTGATACATTAGCACTTGATACTCCTCCGGACTTTTTCTTATCAATAGCCTTCATCAAAGAAGAATAGTTCTTTGTAAGAGCAGATGCAATAGGAGCTGGAATACTTTCAATGTGGTCCAATACAGAATTACCCATTTGTCCCATATTAGATGAAACCAACGATCCTTCTTGTGGTATACCGCCAACCGTCTCATTAAGAACCTTATTCAATGCCTCATTTTTTGTGAATATCTTGTATTCCTTTTTTGGTTGAGGAACGACAACCGATTGAGTTGTACGTTGAATAGTCTTTTTGACAGGTTCAGATGTGGATCCGACCTTTGAAGAGAAAACCTCAGCCATGATTTGAGGCAAAAGAGATGGTAGAACTTCTCTAACTTCTTGTTGCACCATCTCCTTGATTAGCTGTTTGAGTGAATTTTTTGTCATAGTATAATTAAATATCAGAGTTTTGCTTGTAAAGTGACACTATTATTCAGGACGTTCGCGTCTGATTTTACCACGAAATCCGCCTGGAACTCCGTCTCCATTGTATGTATTAACACTAACAGGTTGTGATCCGTCTGTTATATTTTCTCCATCTTGACCAGGAGCATATCCTCCGCCCGTCAAAAACACTCTACGACTCATCAAATTATAGAGTCGTTGTTCAAGATCAAGCAAAGGATTTAATTGAACACGTTCTTGTGTTGAATTAGGATCCGCCCCGCCAGCATCTGGATGACTATGATCGTACCAGTGTGTATGAATTCTAAGCCATTCACATAGATCGTACAACCAATCGACCGTTGTTTGACCTAACAATGCTGGTTCGTTTGTTTCATCGTACTGACCAAGATATATCACAGGAGCGTTGATGACTGCTTTTTTATGAGTAGTTACAACTACCTGATCATGAGCGTCAAGAGTGAATTCGTCGTCCGTAATAATACCATATCGTTTTTTAGAGAAATGGAAGGTCTCTCCGAATCGACTACTTAAAATTATACGATCTGTATTTAGGATCAACTGATCTTTATTTAGTACAGGATAAGTAAAGTTTGTGGCACCATCAGGACAAAACGCATCAACTTCTTCACGGTTGTCATTTGAAAATATCTTTTTGTAACAGGTCGTGGCAAACTTAGATATTGTACAACCACTTGTTATGTGGATTGATGTACCATCATTATTTATGTCTTCCAACATGAACCCACCGACATTTCTCTCAGGATGTCCGTGATCATCCAACTCGATCTTTTCAATGATAGGAAGAAGATCATGAAATTGAATGTCTCGATCTTTTTTTAAAGGTCGTTGTCTGTTGCGAATAAGAAGCATCGGGTTTCCGCCACCAACTTCTGGTTCGTTTTTGAAAAATGTATTCTTTTTACCATCTCCTATAGCATAATCATCATAACCCAAAAATTTATCAATTGGATTGAGGCTGTATCCTTTATCGTTTGATCGATCATCGTCGTATGCTCCAAATCTAATTGATGATCCAAATCTACTTTCAAAAACCGTATCTCCTTCGAATCGTTTCAATGAACGAATGTTTGGATTATTCAAAAAGTATCTACCCAACGCACCTTCAAATCCATATCCACCTTGAGCTCGTAGTTTACTAACCGGCCCTTTGTAGTCAACAAATTGAGGATCGTTTTGATCGGTCAATTCTTCACGGTTTCCCATTCCACCGCCGTATGTCAACTCAAACGCAATATCAGCATTGTTGTTTATGAAGTTTTTGTAGTTGATTTTACGGGTGTAGTAAAGATTTCCATGATGTTCTACTACGCCCACAATTTCGTTAACAAGAGGATATTCTGATATATTGTTCTCCAATGGAAGTGCCCATGGAAGACCTTCTTTTGGAACGCTAGTGTGAGATCTAAGAAGTCGTAGTTTAACTCTTCCAATCCAAGTGTAATCTACATCGGAAAAATCTGTAGGTTCCCCAACATAATTTTCAGGCCACTGTGTAGAGTCAACGTAGTGTCCATTATTTGCCAACTCAGGATGTGTCTCATCCAATATGACATCCAAAACAACAGCAGGTTCGATTTGAAGCGTGTCGGACCTATCCATTGAAAGGAATTTGATGTCTCGTTTGGTCGCCAAAAGATTTGTATCTTTTGACATATCCATTGGAAGAGGAGTGTTACTTGTCATTTTTAGTAGAAGGTACTTTGATTGGTTTTTTTAGAGTCACGTCAATATCATCGATTTCTTTCATCAACTGACGTTTTTCTTCTTCTGTCAACATAAATGATCCACCCGAACCGTCCGGTCCATCATTTCCTCTCGACATGATACGCTGTATTACAGCTGCAAGTTTAACTAACTGTTCATCGTTTTTAACTCGCACATCAAAATAGTCTCTGATCAACGGAACAATCAATAACGCGTCATTTGCGGTTTTAACCATCGATCTCAGGTCACTAATAAGAATATCGATCTGATCACGATTGCTTTCCGAGTTACTTACAATGTCCTTACATAAATCTGAAAACTTCTTATTTTTATATATCTCAATGTCGTTATCCATACAGTATATCCGGGTATAAATAGAAAAACCACCCCAAACGGAGTGGTTTTCCTTATTTTATTTTATAGTCGAATTACAATGTCCCTACGTCAGAATAAGATTTAGCTATCGTGGTTTGATAGTTTTTCATCCGATTTATGACCTTTGTTATTTGTTGGGTCTTACAAGATGAAATCTCACGGATGTACAAATACAACGCTTTTTTATTGAAAGCGTCAATTCTATCACTGTTTCTAAACAGTTCAATTACCGCATTAGCAATATTGATATCTCTCTGTTTGGTGAAGATCTTGTTGATGTTCTTCTCCCAATAATCCACCATCAAACCAATAAACTCACGATTCTCTTTTTCTCTGTAATGTGTATCTTCTTGTTGTAGTTTACATGTATTCTCACCGTTGTCTTCACTAATTTCTACGTGTTGATTAAAACGTTTGTAGTTGGTGTTGTTTTGAAAAATAAGATAGTTCTTGGCGACAATACTGAAGTATCCAAATGCTTTACCTTTGCATTTATCAAACTTGTGCATGTTCGCTACCAAATGAGCTACAGTTTCTTTTTGAACTTCAAGTGGACCCGTCTCAAAATAACAGAATTTAAAAGTGTTAAATACGTTTTCTACCAATTTTTCAAATGGATACTTAATCTGAGTATTGTAGATATCATCTCTAGTTTCCCGATCATCCGTCGTGTTGTAAGTAATGATTGCATCTTCTGTATTAGAAGTGAAATACATTTTGTCTTTAGAAGACGTTTTCTTTTTAGACGAATCCGATGTAACATCAATCTCAGTCTCCGTGTCTACAACACTTTCTTCAATCGTCGCTTTAATAGAAGCAATCTCTATTTTTGGAGTCTTTTTGTTTACAGACTTTTTCTTCTTAACTGGTATTTCCTCATGACTTTTCTGTTTCTTAAAAACGTTGGTTATTTTCTTTTTGGTTTTTGACATCAGATTCAATCCTTGTATTTAATTTTTCGATTAATGTAACAATGTCCAAAAATATCACGCCGACCTCATCATCTTTTTGAAAAATCTGTTTATCATCCAGTTGTTGGAGTTGCGTATAGACATTGTTAACATCGTTCCTAAACTCTAACACCCACTGTTCATATATGTCAATTTTTTTCTGTCCTATATAAACAAGATAACCCAGTGTCACAGAAGCTGTCACTGACACTATAATCGATATAACTAGTAAAGCTGTTAACATATTTTAGTTTGCGTCTTCATCTTCGCCGTAGTAATGGCAATAATCTTTGATATACATCAAAGCATCGTCAACTGTTGCCCAATTTTTAGATTCAATAGCGTCGTTCAAAATTTCAACGAGTTCACAAATTTCTTGTTGATTCATAGGAGAAATATCAGATTAATTATTTACAATACTCTGACTTGATAACGCCATGAGCAAAGTTAAATAGTGTAACTACAGTAAAACTATCAAATATTTTCACCTATGTGCAAAATAACGTTTGAAAAAGTCGTCCTGTTCTGATTTTTTACCAGGATTGGATTCTTCGTTAGACAATGTAGGTGTTGATTCTAGTGTAACCGAGTCCGAAATATTGTTGGAAGACTCAGTTACAATTTCTTTTTCTGTGACCTCCTCTGATTTTGATTGAACAGTCGGTTTTGACGTTGGTTGTGGAATGAGTTCTGATGGAGCAGTATAAATTGCGTATTCTCTATTGATCGCAACGTTATAAGCTAGAACCAATGCCACAGCAAGTGGATCAAATACACAAATCAACATCAATATGAACCATTTTGCAACAGTGTTAATGCTAACACCCGCAGACTCAGCAACAAATTTGAAGGTCTGAATATCTTTTGCTGAAGAAGAAGTGAGTTTAAGTTCTGTTATTTTTTTGTCTACATTATCTATATCGGTCGAATACGATTGAGATTTATCATTTTCTGATTTGATATTTTTATCTGTTTGATCGATGAGTTCCATCGTCTGTTCTTGAACTTGACGGAATTGAATTGGATTTCTTGCTAGCAATGAGTTTGTATTAACCTGACTCAAACGATCTTCTTGACTCTTTCTTAGAGAAGTCAAAGACTCAATACGTTTTTTAACGTCATCGATCTTTACAAGAGACAATTTTTTCTGGTTCTCCAATGACGTAACTTGTTCTTGCACCATTGTATATTGTATTGAAGACTGTTGATACGCACTTGTCAAATATCCAAAAATACCTAGAGATGTAATACCCATCAAAACGATGACAGCAATACAAAGGTATGATTTTAGTAGAAACTGAGATTTCTTCCAAAATTTATATAGAAATGAGGTGGCAACAAGTTTGCCCAACTCAAGTGAAGATGCCATCACCATTGCAGCAATTGATGCTCCGGAGAATAATAACCCAATACCCCATATGGAGAAGAATGCAGCACTCCCAGCAATGAATAGTGCTGAAAATCCCAATAGGTTATTGAAATTGAAAAAGTTTTTGTTCATAAGATATAAATATCATAAAAAACAAAAAACCCTCACCTAAATGATGAGGGCTTCGTTAAGTTATAGGGCAGATCAACCGTAAATTACTTCACAGCGATCTTACGAACTTCTGGTTGTGTAGGAATCAATTTCTTCAATGTTACCACAAGGATTCCATTGTTAAATTGTGCATCAATAGTATTTTTATCAATGTTATCACCAAGACTGAAGCTTCTCTTAAAAGAAGACCGTTTCAACTCACGAACAATATATGTTCCCTTTTCTTCTTTTGAAAATTCCGTCGGGGTATTTTTAGTTCCGCTAATTGTCAATGTATTTTTCTGAATTTCAACACTGACATCTTCTCTACTAAGACCAGGTATCTCAGCTTCAATACTAACGGTATCCTTATACTCAACCACGTTCACCCGTGGATACGAACCTTTTTGAAAGAAATCAACACCGAAATCCTTGGTGAAGCCAGGAGATGTTGCCGTAAAGAATTCATCAAATATTCTATCAAACGGTGTTAGAAATTCATCTCTATCGAGAGATGAAAACGTGAATGGATATTTATCTAATTTATTATTCATATTGTTACTTTTTATAATAGTCCAATGGACCTATTCCCTTACCCCGTTATGAGCGTAAGAGGATGGATTACCATCATTATTAGTACATATATCACACGTTGGGAAAAAAGTCAACAATCAACTTGTTTTTATACGAACTAAGTTCTCGTCCCATTATGTCATACGATTTGACTTCACAATGTAGATTTTTGTTATCTACAAGTAGTTGTAAATGAACATTAAATGAAACTTTGTTAGTGGAATTCTGCCACAATCCTATAATTTCAGCACTAAATGTATTTACCTGAATCAGCCTATTTCTATCATCATATATAGAAACCGTCAATTTATTGACCCCTTTGTTATTCAATATAGACGGATTCAAATCTATAATTGGAGAAACGGAAATGATGCTTAACGTGATAGGATCATGTCCGTCAACATAGTTTTCATTGTATGGAGTTGGAGCTAACTTACCCGACAAAGTGTAAATACATACTTCTTTGGTGGAGAATTTAACACCAGCATATCTCTCATATTCACTTAAAGTACGAATCTTTCCAAAGTTATATTTGTCAGATATGACAATTTCTTCGTCTTGTTCCATTCCAAACAAAACTCGATTTCTCTTTTGTGATTTGATATCACGTTCCCACCAAGATTGTTTGATTCCTTTGATGTCTTGTTTAGTGAGATCATGATCGTCCCAATGCTTAAACCTAGCAGATCTAGTATATTCGTGCCAACACACGACTTTGTGTGGATGATACAAATCGTATCCGTGGGTAAATGCTCTTACCGCAATACTGATCTCTTCACCATAGAAGTAAAACTCAGGATCGTGCGGAACCTCTTCACAGAATTTACCATCAGCAAACGCAAAATGAGCAGAGTAAAATCTTGACGGAACAGGTGCTGTACAAAACTCATAATCGTTTATTGGAGACGGCACAAAGAAAATGGGACCGTCTGCAAGAAACTTATGAAAGTCCATTTTCCACGGAATCAGTTCATATGTACTTTTATCGGCAAATGGATCGAAAGCAGGAATATAGGCAGTGATTAAGGGTTTTTCACTACCCATATTTTTACACTGATTATACATCATCTTTAGTTCTGTATCCCACCCCTTAACAAATCGATGATGTGAATCCAACTGCATCGTATAACGTTGGCCATTATACCTGCGTTGAATTTGATTTCTTGCCCAACACGCTCCTTTACTTTCGTAATATGGAATGTCGATGACTTCAATATTTGAATATGACCTTAATACATCCAAATTTTCAGAGTCGTCATGTTGCCAACATATACAGACATGCAACGCTTCGGGATTGTGGGCGTTTTCATACATATCCAAAATGGTTGGAACCAATTCTGGATCTCTGTATGATGCAATTTGTACAAATATCGATTCGTCCATAACTTAGTCGTTTTCTTGTCTCCACATATCATATTCACATCTGCAACTAAGATAGTCAGCAATGTGAACGATTCTCGGAAGGTTGGTTTTCAACTCATGATCCGGGTTGTATGATTTTAAATATGACGTATTAGCTTCATGATACAATCCATCAGAAAGTTTAATTGCTAGTGTCTCCTTCCAATTACACACAATTCCATATTGTTGCAAAATAAACAGAGCGCGATCTGTTACATCCATGTATTGGAGATTTGCGTTGAACTTGTAAATCTCAGACTTGTTCTTTCGATGCCACTCACTATCCTGTGGAAGGTAATAGTCTCCCTGTTCCTTATCACCCAACTTTCCAAGATCGTGATGAATTGTGGCAAACGCTAGTTCCTCGTCGGTAAAATCAACTGTACCACCACGCATTTCATACAACTTTTTAACACCAAAAGAACTGGTCAACACATTGGTGATATGATCAATGTATCCGCCAGGATAAGCGTTGTGATAGTGTTCTTTAGCACTAGCAGGAGCTAGTGTCAATTTATAACCATACTCATCTTCACTATAAAGATGATTGAGTTTCTTTAACCTTTCGCCGGAAAAATATTTCGGCAAAAGTTCCATAAATTTATCATAATTAGCAGCAAGTTGTTTTTCAGTGTATGTCTTTGTCATAGACATCAATACTACACCAAAACCCAACAATGTCAATTATGTTTAAACTGTGAATTCGACCGATCCGTTTGGAGTTGTAAGTTTTACTGATGTGACTGTATCTCCATCCTTCTTATTGAAGCCACAAGAAAACGGAGAGTATACCGAAGCAGGAATTGTATCTGAATTTCCGTTATAAGAAATACGGGTGTCACCATAAACAAATCCATCACCGTTAACGTACACCCAATTATACTCAGGGAGGGGGTGAATTTCAATAGATGCAATGGCAGGGGGAATTGTAGGTGTAGCTACAGTAAACACATCAGAACTACTGCATTCTCCTTCAGACGTGACCACACGTATCGTGTTTTCACCCGACACTCCGTCTGGAATAGCAAATGCTATTTGAGTAGAATCATAATACTGAACGGTATTACACTTGACACCACCAACATATGCGATGGTGTCGTTATCTATGAATCCTGTTCCATAAACATACGTCCATTGATCAACTGGACCAATATGTGGAAGAAAATCGTTAATTGTAGGCATATTGCCCTATAAATATCAACGATTCGATATTTGCTTCAATCTTGTTACAATAAACTTTACCAATGCACTTCTTACGATATCATTCTCATCAAATTCAAACACGTGAATTCCATTTTCTTTACTCTCATCATCACGAAATTGTTCGGTTAGTTTGATGAATCCACTTTTTGATCCAATATCACTTTGTTCTGGATCACCAAGAATAAACACTTTACTAAATTCACCTACACGTGTAACCAATGTGACCAACTCTTTGTGAGTCATGTTCTGTGCTTCATCCGCAATGATGCAACGAGCGTTCCAGTTCAATCCACGGAGGAATCCAATAGGAATACTGTCTACGTGTTTTTCTTTTTGCAACCAATCAATCGTTCCCTTGTTCAAAAACTCAGACAACTTCTCAACTAGAGGTTGAATATATGGCGCCATTTTGTCTTCAGCTTCGCCTGGCAAGAAACCTATTTTACTATCAGAACTTTCTACTGCGCTTCGTAGATAAAGAATATCACTGACCCGTTTCTGATTCATCAATTTTAATGCAGTCAAAACAGCCAAATACGTCTTTGATGTTCCGGCTGGACCACTTACAAATATAAGTTTTGTGTTTTTATCTAACGCTATATTAAGAAGTTCTTTTTGTTTTTCAGTCAACTCTATGTGACTTATGTCCATCTCCGTTTTAATTTTGTTTTTTTGTGGAACAATAGGACTAGTATCTGGAAGTTTCTTGTGTTTTTTCATTAGATTTTAGTTTTGGTATCCAATAACAATTCTAGTTTTTTCACTCGGCTGCACAGTTCATACTTCTCCTCTTTTATGTAAAAGTTATATATATGACTGACATTCTCACGAAACTCAGTTTGTGAAACCGTAATGACGAAATCAGAATTTTTAAAAGCGAAAACCTCCACCATAGGTAGGTTTTTCTCAACTGCGAACTCAATTGAAGAGATGACTTTTTCCGTCAAGTCCATTTTATTAGACTCAACGTATGATTCTAACTCAGTGAAGTTAGAAGGCAATACAAATGGTTTGTACTTTGCTTTTTTTATCATATCAATAACAGTTGACAATAAATATCTTCAACGTTGCCGATAAACAAATAAAAAACGCCATCCGAAGATGACGTTTACAGTAGATCAAAATGTATCAAA